GGTCTGCAGCAAGAGCTATAGACTTGTACAAAGTAGATATGAAGATAGCTGATAAGAAGAAAGATACATCTGATAAAGGTGCTGCTTCTTTAGTAACAGCTAAAAACACATCTAATGTAGCCAAAACCAAGAGCTCTCAATCTAATCAATGGAGAGAATCACAGGTAGCCAAAATGAAAGCTCATGAATACGAGAGAAATGAAAAGGCTATAGCAGAGGCTATACAATCTGGCAACTTCATTTATGATGTGTCAAGATAAAAATTTATTTACTTTTA